TTAGATTTTGTCAGCGTGGTGGATCAGTACAAACTTTTCCCATAATTCATCTTGCGATTCAGTATGAGCAGGATCGATGATAATTGTATTCGTGATAGGGCATACCGACTGACAAGTCGGTTTATCATAATGTCCTACACATTCAGTGCAAAGATCAGGATTGATTTCATAAATATCATTCCCCATTGAAATGGCATCGTTAGGACATTCGGGTTCGCACATATCGCAGTTAATACAGCGTTTTGTAATTAATAAAGACATATCAATAATTTACATTTAATTAAGTTAATAATCAGTAACTTATATCTTGCACCTATTAGTTACTATCGTCTGTTACTTGTGTTTTTATACAGTATGATTTACATTGAATAACTCTAATTCGTAACACAAAACCGCAACACATACTGTTTTTACTGCTCTTAAAATACCTAATGTGTGAGCTTTAAATTTAATGTGTTGAAATACCGGAGTATTTCAATGTCAAATATAGCAACACAAAAGCAAAAAACACCAGATAATGATGAATATACAGACGCTCTTAGTCGTTGGGAGTCATGTAAGCCACCTTACACAAGTACACACATAAGAATCTGTGTTACTGCTGTCAAAACCATTTTAAAGCATATCAATAAACCACGTCGCTCTAAATATGAAAAAGAGCACTACTTGCGTATTGATTTTAGTAAGGCGGGTAAGGTTACCATATACGCGGAATATCCTAAACACATGGATATAAAAGGCCAGAAATTAGGGGAATGGCCAGAACTATCATTACCGATAGCAAGAGAGAAAGCGAAAGCATTAGCTGAAGAAGGGCTAAGAGCTGAATCTGTTTATCAACTATTAGATCTTTATGAAAAAGATTTAGCAGGGAAAGTCGAACGCTCAAAGTTAAGTGAAAATAGTTTTTATACTTATCGTTGCAGAGTAAAACAACTGAAGCTGACGTTCGGATCGCGTGAAGTTTTTAGTGATGTGAAATACTCACGATTAATAGAAATATTGGATAATTGGATACAAACAAAATCAAATAATCATGCATTAGAGTTATTTGCTGAGATGCGCCGATTTTGGAAATATGCATCCCCCATTTATTCTAATGGAAGAAATATTGCGTCGAGCATTCCTGATGATTATGTGTCGTCACGGGTGCAGAAACCCATGCCAACGAAACGATATACTGATATTGAGTCTATTGCCACTTTATGGATGAACGTTGCTTCAAGCACCTCTGTGCATCAAAAAAATGCAGTTAGATATATGATCCTCACCGGAGTTAGACCAATCAATGTTGTCAATTTAAAATGGGAATATGTTGATTTAGATAACTTAGAAATAACTTATCCAGCTGGTTTAATTGGTATGCGTGGTGCAATGAAAACGCAAAAAGAGTTTAGAGTGCCAATTACAAAGGCAATGAAAAGCTTACTCGAGGAACAATTAGCTTGGAAAAATTCCACTGTTAATTGCAATAAAGAATATGTTTTCCTACAACCTAGAGATCCACAATTAGCGTTTTCTAAACGTTCATTGGATAAACTAGTTAAAACATATAGCCCTGAAGGGGCGGTGAAGGGTGTAGTGCATGAGGGAACGGTGAAGGGAAAGTCCGGAGCATTTAATACTATGTGCCGTAAGTTTTTTAAAAGTAATATAATTGCACAAATGCGTCAAAAAGGCTTTTCACGTTCTGATACTAAAGAAATTAGCATGCTATGTTTACATCACTCTGATAAAAGTGAAGATCCAATGGCTGAACATTATGACTTTTCTGATGAGATACTGCAGGAAGAGATAGCGCTAAAGCGTCAAGCATTTGAGGCTCATGAAAATAGTATCTTGACTCAAGTAGCGCTATTACGTCGTAAACTTAGTTAATAAGTGCTCTTACATTTTTCAATAAAAGCTTTTACATTTTTATACTCGTATCTAACTACTTTACTTGTAAATTTTATAGGTGCGAGTATTTCTTTATGACGATGATGATTATTCCAGTCACATAATGTTTTGGTTGTTATGCCACCTATCAAAGCACATACTTCTTCAGGAGTTAACATATCATCATCTTCATACTCTTTGCTTTTAACGTTATCTGGGATATTTGTCGTTTCTTTTTTTGTTTTGCGTTCTACGCATACGTCTGTTTTCATTTCGGTCTTGCCTCATCATATTAGATATTAACAAGTCGGCAGTCTGACAAGCATTTTTTATTTCTATATCGGTGCAAGATTTATTTTTTATACTCGATGCAAGCCGGCCTAATTTAATATCAAAATCTGTTAATAATTGAGAACCTGGTTCCCAAGGTGTTAATAATTTCATGGTGGTTACCCATTGGTCTTGAATAAACCACCATGCTAATAACAACGAAAAGTAAAAACTGATTATGCTTAATCAACTTTTTACCCGAATAATTCCCTCCACTGGATAGCATTCTGCAATTTTCCCTTTGGTCGCGAGTAATTCCTTATCAATTAAACAATTTTGTTCATCAGGATAAATGTAGCCATAGGGTTCGAACTGACAAATCATCGAACTACATACCAAAAGGAATAAACCATACATTATTGTTCACTCCTTTGTTGCTCCGCGGGAGTAGGCTGAAGTTCAATTTTGACGTGTGCAGGAAAATCGTATGAAACATGGCAACGTCTATCTGTTGAAACAAAACCGTATGATCCATCTGGTAATGTGATTTTTACTGCTTGGTCTTTTTGTTGGGAGTGTCTTAGCATTGGTCTTGCCTCTTTGTGACATGTCACACTAATGAATAATAGCTGTATTTATAGGGCGCCCCAGTTGTAGCAATAACGCTTTTTGCATCGATGAAAGTGCTTGCTGTTCTTGCTCTGTGACATTTTTTGTTGATGCCGTAGACCATTCGATACTGCATTTATTTGTTGTTTCATCATGGGTAATAACAACTTCTAACTTCATGGCCATAACGTTTATCTCCTGATAATGCGCCCAAGAAAGGGCGCTATTATGAATTAACGAACCATTAATGAACGTTCACCAACTTCAAGATGTGCTCCGGGAATTTCAATACCATTTTCAAGCGCTTCTTTGATTCCTTTTTTATCGGGCGCTGTGATGGTTTTAACATCAACCAACTCATCTGGTAGTAGTGCTTCATTATCAATAATTACTGAAACACTACCTTTTCGTGCTGTAAATGTATTCTTTGTTGTTTTTAATTTATCTAATCCTGAAGCCAATAAGCAGTTAAGAGCATATTCCTTTAGGTTTTTAGCTTGGTTTTCGAATGATTTTTTACGATCAGATAAACGTTTAGATTCTTCATCAAGTGTTTTAGCTTGACCTTCGATATTGCGAACGTGGTGCATAATTGCATCCAATTTGTCACCTAACTCGCCCTCGATACCTTCTAAAGTATCTGCGATATCTTCAGGAGAGAATTCTCCTGTTTCAACGAGTTGCTGTAATTTTTCGTAATTGGTCGCCAGTGCGATAGCGGTAGTATTGGTCATTAGATTGCCTCTTCTTTCTGTTTCAGTTTGTCTAAACACTCTTTTTCGATTTGGTTTAATCGACGTAAACGGCCGGACAAATACTTCTCGTAATCTTCGTCACGACGTTCTTGAGCTGATTTAATATGTGCAGAAATTTCGCGCGTTAATGTCGATGCAATACCTCGTAATTCATTTGCTGTAACAGCACTACGCATCACTTCTGTATGTTTAGTAAATTTCTCGTCTAATTCTTTGCGAATACGTGTGATATCTTCCGCTTTTTCACTGGCATTTTTGATTTCAAACTCAAGCTTATTGCTTACTATATATTCAGGGTTATCATGCATACCCATAAAGACATCAGAGCTAAAGCCAAGCATTGATAGGGCTTTTTTGATGGCATCAGTCAGCGATTTTTTAATAGCTTCACCGTCAACCTTAATGCCATAGTTAGTTTGATAGCGGTATGGTGTCGCACCATAACTTTCAAACTCACCGCGGGTTTCACATTCGATGATGTACCAAAAACGGATCTTAATTGAGTGGTTTTGTTCGCAGAATAACGAGCCATCAGCATCGCGTAAAAAACGGGTTGCGACTTGTTTATTACGCTCATCAAGGACAGGTTCTAAAAGAGGCTTTCCATCAATAAATTTTTCTTCAAGGACTTCATATCCCCAACCTTCACCAATAGGACCGAATATTTCAGTTGCACGCATAAACATGTAAGTGCTGTTTATACTGGTTCCCGTAAATCCCACGCCTTCTAATGGCTTAGTAAAGCGCGGGTCTGTACGTTGTACTTGTTTCCAAATACTTAGGTTATTAGCGTCACTCGCGTTAAGAACTTCATCAATAACACTGGCACGTTGCTCAAAATTATCTTGTTGTGCTGATGGTGTTTCGGGTTCTTTAGGTTCTACAGTTTGTTCAACCACTGGAGAACTTTCTGTTTTAGGGGCTACTTCTTGCTTTTTACGTGAACGTTTAGGCTTAGTTTCCTTTTCAACGGTGCTTTTGCTAGATACCGAAGGGGTATTATCCAATTGGTTAGAGGTGATGCTTTCTTCTTTTCCAGCGTTGCCAGTAGGCTTGTTAATACCTAAATGAAGGTCAATAAATTCTTTTCGCGCATTGGGATTATCTAATAGCTCAGGTTGTTTTTTACTTTCAGCTATTAACGAGAAAATCTTTTCACGTGGTATATCCAAGATGCCAGCTGTTGTGCGTAAATCCATTGACCAGCGTTTCCATGCTTTATTATCGTCATCTATCAGTTCTTTGGCTTTTTTTACTTGAGATGCGAGGACATTATTCGGATCAAAATCATCTAACAGCGCTAAGGCGATTTCAGTATCTATAGTTGTGTAGTTACGCTTGATAGAAGATATTTCTTCTTGTGGTTGCTCAGGTTCTTCTGTCAGCCAGCTTTCACCTAGTGATTTAGCTTCTTCAACGGTGACATCTTCATTAGCAAACTCATAGATAGCCTGTGCTATTTCCATCGTTTGTTCAGCATCCATCAAAGAAAGTTTTGTTATTTCAGCTAGGCCCGTAGCGATATTACGAATTTTGGGATCTTCTTTTCCTGCCAAATATTCCAGAGCAGTTGAAAATTCATTGTTAGTTATTTGAGTCTTTCCAAATAAAAGTAAACACGCAATTCTGGGTTTCGTTCCTAGTTTTTTGAAATTCTTATATTCAATAGGTTTCCATTGAGTTCCATCAAACTCATTTTCAACAGCAAATTTTTCATCGAATATATCTAAAGTAGGGCAAACAGAGCCGTCAAGGTGTTCGCTAATTAACGGATCATCAGTGTTAAAGTTATCCATAGCTTCTGGATATGCTTCAGATAATTTTACTACTGCAGTCGCTGTTGCCAGTTTTGCATTAGCGGTGTTTAACGCTATGGCCAGCGGTACAGCACCGTTGTTTGTACGAGCCTCGGTCGTAGGCTCAAATACACAGATAAAAGTTTTCATTGGTCTTGCCTCTTAATTTCCTGATTTTGCTAGTTTAATAGCTCGCTTAATGCCCGCTTTTTTGATAATTACACGCTTATATTTCCCACCAATGGGATTAGAGTAAGCCGTACCTGTTGAAGGGTAATATTCAACTCGTCTCTTACCTCCAATGATAGAAATATGTTGAGTGCCAGAAACTATCTCACTGTTATTTTCATGTTCAATAACAGATAGTTCAGCATCTAATACAGCATCAATTGCTAGATTAATTGCATCCATAATGTTCACCATCAGTAAGGAATTTCTTCATCTTCTTTAGCTATTGGTTTGCCTTCCAAGCAGAGAAGCATTTGGATTTTATCTTCTAACAAGCTTGTTTTCACTTGGGCATCAGCTAGGATTTTTTCTTGTTCATTACGTAGAAAATCAATTTCAGCGTGAATGAGATCAGTTTGGGTAGGCTCTTTAAAAGGAACATCAACAGTGTGTTCAGCAATAACAAAACCTAGTCCAGCATTGGGGTCGGCTTTAAATGCGTAGGCGTTATATTGGTAAGAACCATCGAACTGTTTTTGAGCATGAATATAGAGTGTGACTGTTAGGCTTTCAGGTTGTGCTTTCATAGCAACTCCTTTAAAATAACGGTGATCAGTGATTTATCATTGGTCTTGCCTCTTCTAGCGTTTGGTCGCGCTAGTAGAACTCCCGATAGCTTTGGTCGGCAATTCGGGGTAAAGGAACCCACTTCGGTGGGTTTTTTTACGTCTAAAATTTGTTGCCCGTCTTTCCGAGCTGTCAGGTCTGCCTTGTAGCTTTGGTCGGTAACTAATTTAATTCCCTGGTATTGCTAAAAAACTTGCCGTTATGCCGTGGTAATCATGACAGGTCGCGATGAGAGCTGTGGTTCTCCTCCGACATAACAGCAAAACTAAATCTGAACACTGACCTAAACACTTGCTGTGTTGTTTTTGGTTGCTTTAATATTAGCGTTGCTATTTTAATTGTCAATAGCATTGCTAATATTTTGAGTTAAAAAAAACCACCGTATCGACGGTGGTTGTATGTAACACATTGTTATTTTATGCAAAATCAATCATTTTAATAGGAAGTGATTTTATTACTTTTCCAATAATTCGGAGATCATACATTTCTGACTCTTCAATATAAAACGTTTCATAAGCAGGATTATCTGATTTAACAGCTAGTTTTCTGCCCTTAACTCTTTGTAATCTTTTTATAAATAATGAATTTTCAAAACTAAACACATAAACACCATCGCCATCAAAAAATTCATTATGAGTATCAACAAAAACGACATCTCTTGGGTTTATTGCTGGAGACATGCTGTCACCGCTAATATTAATTATTTCAATCCCTTTTAAACTTTTTCTACCGAATAAATCGAATACTTTTTCTGGTGAGAATTCAATAGATTTTATAGTGTCAGGGAATTCGTTATTTATAAAGCCACCGGGGCCTGCTTTTGCATATACATCCATCAGTCTTAACGTCGTATGTTCATTTTGAGTTGATGTAGAAGAAGTTATTTGTTTTATTTCTTCTTCTTTTCCTGTTCGCCTAACGTAGTCTAACAATGTTTTTAGCTCTGGATTAATATCTTCAGGATCAACTTTCAATAATGATGCGAATTTTAGAATTGTATCAGTATTTAAGGCTGTTCGGCCATTTAAATACTGGCTTACTGCACCTTGAGTAGCAAAACCCATAATCTCTGCGGCTTTTTCTTGAGTCAAGCCCAGAGATTCTCGTTTTGCTTCCCAAATGTTTCGTAAGTTTCGGGCGGCAATTTTATCTGATTCTGATATTTTTCTGTTCATTTTAGTATTTTATTTGTAATGCTAATAATTATCCAATAGCATTGCTATTGATTTATTAAATTAGCACTGCTAATATTCAGCTATTACATAAGCTGGAGGACAATATGAAATTAGATCTGTATTTAAAAAAACAAAAAATCAGCCAAACTGAATTTGGGAAATCGGTTGGAGTAACTCAAGGGTTTATTAGTCAAGTTATTGCTGGTTGCTACTACCCTAAAGGTCGAAAAGCTATCGAATGGTCAGCAAAAACTAATTGGTTAGTAACTCCACATGATCTTAATCCAGTTGATTATCCAAATCCTTGGGATGGCTTACCAAAAGGAGTATTCAGTATTACAGGTATCAAATTAAAAAACTGATTATGCATAATCAATTTTTATAGCGACAGGAGACGCAAAAATGAATTTTGATATCAACATTATCAGAGCTGAAATTGAGGACTGGGCTGTAGAACAAGGGCAAGAACATGTTGCTATTGAGATTAGCCGAGCTTACTTACGATTAGTGATTAATCAAGAACATGGTCGATTACATGCCATTGAGGATCAAGCGGGTAAGGCAGACTGGAAAGCAATCAATAATAACCGGCAACAGATATTCCGTTGGTTACGTGGTGATTCTCGCGCATCTCAAAGAAAAATTGCTGAGTTAATGCCAGCGATTGAAATGGCTCTACCGGCGTCGAGGTTAGCTCGAGTACGTGGAGACACCAAAAACTATTTAGCAACTGTAGCCATTCAGCGTTTTGCTGATGCTATGACTGAAATCTTATTAGAGGGTCGTGACATGTCACACCAAATAAACAATGTAGTACGTGCACTAAATGAGATATCACGCCCGACCAGCGTGCATTAATTCAAGAGGCAAGACCAATGATTAGATCAACTGAAAAAATCACATACCGCAATGGGTTTATGCTGAATGATAAACCTGCTCATATCTCAGATATCCAACATATTTTTGATGGTAGACGAGTTATTGCGTTGTTAATTTGGGAGCAGTATGAGCGAGAAAAACAAAAATTACTGTCAAAAAATTTAACCCCTGAGCAGTACCAAAATGCTTGCCGTAATATAGCTAAAGCACTGGGGGTGTGAAATGAGTAATAAATTAACCGGCTATGTGTGGGATGCATGTGCTGTTTCAGGTGTTAAGGGTACCAAGTTAATGATCATGGTACGCCTAGCCGATTATTCGAGCGATGAAGGGGTTGCTTATCCCAGTGTTGAAACCATCAGTCGTCAAATTGGTGCGGGAATTAGCACAATTCGCAATGCATGTAATGAACTTGAGCGTGATGGTTGGTTAGTTAAAAAGCAACGTAGAAATGGCAATCGTAATGCTTCAAATTTATATTTTTTAAATGTCGATAAATTGGAAAAAATCGCATTAGAAGAGAACGCCAAATTAAGAAAACAACGTGAAAGGCTATCAAATTTTCACCGTCCAGATTCTGACCGTTCAGATTCTGACCGTACAGAAAACAGTAAAAATGTACGTTTTGACCCTCCAGAATCTGGCGTTCAAGGTGGTTTTCACCCTCCAGAATCTGGAGGCGATCCACAAGTAAATTCAAAACATGATCCACAAGTAAATTCAAAACATGATCCACAAGAATTACTCGAGGGGAAAAAATCGAAAAATAAATTCGATCCGAAATTGGCTAAACCGTCAAATGTGAGTGATGAGGTTTGGCAGGATTGGATTAACTTCAGGAAAGAAATTAAAAAACCGCTGACAGAAACCATGTGCAAGCAACAAGCAAAAAAATTATCGCTTTGCACCGATGCCAACGCTGTGATTTGTAATTCAATTGCCAACGGTTGGCAGGGGCTATTTCCTGAAAGATCCGTAGTACAAACTCAAAAAGTAAATTCTCATACTGGGTTTAGCGAAAAAGATTACCAGTCTCAAGATCCTCATTGGTTTGTGGGAGGTGGAAATGTCTGAACAAAATTTACTAACTGCGGTGAATATTCCCCCTCGCTTTGCTAATGCGACATTTGAATCATTTGTCGCCTCAACGCCAACAGCAAAACATAATTTAAAAATTTGTCAGCAGTACGTTGAAACTTGGGGTGACCGAAAAAACGCAGGAGAGGGGCTTGTACTGTGTGGAACACCCGGAACTGGTAAAACACACCTTGCAGTATCAATCGCCCGTCAGATTGCCGGAGAATTGCAAGAAACGGTATTCATTACCACAGCCTCACGTATCATTCGCGCTTTTCGAAGAACATGGGCTGGAAATTCAGAATTCAGTGAACTTGATGTACTTGAAAAATATTGCACACCTGATTTGTTAATTATTGATGAAATTGGTGTCCAGTATGGCACTGATTCTGAACGTAATATCCTATTTGAGGTGATTAATGATCGCTACGAAGATTTGTTACCTACGATTTTGGTAAGCAACCTACCTGTTGTTGACTTACAAAAAATGCTCGGTGAACGAGTTGTGGACAGATTATTACAGGGGGGAACGGTATTAACGTTTAACTGGCCAACATATCGTAGAGGTAATCATCATGCATGAGAAAGAATTAGAACATGCGGTGATTAGTGGTTTGTTAGCTGGTGGTGCTAGTCAAGATGCATATGAGGTATTAGCCACATTACCTGAAGAAGCCTTTAGTTCTAGATATTTTCGTAATGTCTACAAAGAAATTAAAAAACAAGCGCTAGCAAGTTCTTTAATAGATCCCTTTTTTATTGCTGATGCGCTAGGTGAAAAAGGCGATTTAGCAAATTTACTTGAGCTATCTAAAACACCTATTTGGACAGCAAATTTAAAAGGCTATGCCTCAAAAGTTTATAGTTATTATCGTGTTAGAGAAGTAATTCAATTAATTTCCAAGTATCAAAATGATATTACTACTGCAAATAATCATGAACAAGCTGAAGAATTTATTCATCAATTTGCAACCCAAATTGGCCAGCTGACAATTGGTAATCAGAACCTACTTCCTGTGCATTTAAATACACTACTTGAAGGATATGTAGATGTTTTAGAACGAAGAAACAAAGGGGAAGATGCTGTTGGGATGATAAAAAGCGGTATTGAAGCTTTAGATGACAAAATTGGAGGCTTTAATCCAACAGACTTAGTTTTTATTGGCGGTCGTCCGGGGATGGGAAAAACAGAGCTTGCACTAACGATGACTGAGGGAATGACCAGAGATGGAGGCGGTGCATTATTCTTCTCGATGGAAATGTCCAATCAGCAAATTACTGAGCGTCTAGTTGCAGGTTCTGCTCAACTACCAATATCAACATTGAGACATCGTGGGCGATTGGATGATGAAGGATGGGGGCGTTTAAGTTCAGCACTAGGCCATTTAATGGATAGAGATATTCATATCATCGATGCGAGTAATTTAACTATTGAACAAATATGTGCAATCAGTGAAAACCACAAACGTAAATATCCAAATTTGAAAGGAATTTTTGTTGATTATTTAGGGTTAATTAAAAAACCTAAAGCAGAACGTAATGATTTAGCAATTGCGAAAATATCTGCATCTTTAAAAGGATTAGCAAAGAGGTTACACACGCCAACTATTGCGTTAAGCCAGCTATCTCGTGATGTTGATAAAAGACCTATTAATCAACGCCGTCCTGTTTCTGCTGATTTACGCGATTCTGGTAGCTTAGAGCAAGACGCTGACTTAATTTTATTTACCTATAGGGAGGCCGTATATAACCCCAATAGCCCTGCGAAAAATTATGCCGAGATCATTATTGATAAATTTAGACACGGAGAAACCGGCACTGTCTATCAAGAATTTAAGAATGGCCACTATCTGCCTACCGACCAAATTACAGCGTCAGAAGTGTCCAAAATGCAACAACAATCACAGCAAAACGATAAAAGACGTCGTTACGCAGAAAAAGCATTTTAGTTAAAACAGAGGCAAGACCATGACAATTAAAGACTCTCTTACTCACGAATCTCTCGTTCGTGATAATCACCCTATATTACCCGACGATGGGTTAGACCATACACAGTGTCATATTGATCGCCTCCATGCATCAGCAAGAGCGAGAACAAAAGCACCTTATCAACCTAAGGTTAAACCACAAAAATCGACGAGGTAATTATGTCTAGGCGTTCTTATTTGCCTGATGATTTACCTCACAATCGAGCTTTGTGGCCAGAAGAATATCGCGAGTTAGAACAACTTGATTTATTAGCTAGTCGATTAATTAGACAGCTTAAAAATCAAAAAATACATAGAACGCGAGTGTTGGTGGAAATTGAAAAGTTGACTGAGGTACATCGGGAGTTTTTTAGAGATAGGTTGAATTATTGGCGTGAGGTAATGAAAGCATGAGTAAGCATCAAATTAAACACCCCGTGATCCGTTATCACGGAGGTAAATTTCGTTTAGCAAAATGGATATTAAGTTATTTTCCAAAGCATCGTTGCTATGTAGAGCCCTTTGGTGGAGTTGCTAGCGTCTTAATGCAGAAAGAACGTAGCTATGCAGAAATATATAATGATCTAGATAGTGAAGTTGTAAATCTATTCAAGGTATTAAGAGATCCTGAATTAAACATTAAGTTACAAGAGGCTTGCTTACTTACTGCTTATTCCCGTGACGAGTTTATGTTAGCTAAAGAGTTTATTGATAATCCATTAGAGAGAGCTAGACGCATGGTTGTTCGCGCTTGCATGGGGTTTGGTTCTGCTTCTGGTTTAAACGGTAACTCGGGATTTCAGTCTGATAGTAAACGTGAATATTCAATCTACTCACATTTGTGGGCTAAATATCCTGAAAACTTATCTGCAGTTTGTCAGCGTTTGCAGGGAGTCATTATTGAAAATAAGCCGGCATTAGATCTGATTAAAAAACATGACGCCACTGATACTCTATTTTATTTAGATCCTCCATATATGCCTGAAACACGAGTTAGTGGTAATCGTTATTACAACTTTGAAATGACTAATGGGCAACATCATGAGTTACTGCAAATTATTAAGTCTGTTTCTGGAAAAGTAATTATCAGTGGCTATCACTCGAATTTATATGATGATGAATTATCAGGCTGGAGAAAAGTAACCAAAGAGGCTCGTATTTCTGCCGGTCGTGGTACCAAAATTCGTACTGAATGTTTATGGATGAATTATTGAGGTAAGATCAATGGCAAAAACAGTAGCAGAACGTAAAGCGGAACAACGTAAACGGCAGAAAGAATTAGGTGTAACTAAAATTGAATTACTTGTAGATAATCAAGAATTGGAAATGATAAAGCGTAATTGTGTATTGCGCATGCCTGGTCGAGAACCGTATGGCATTATTGAATACCTACAGATGCTTATTCGGAAAGATGATGCTGAGTATAAAAAGCAAGTAGAGAAATTATCTAAACGTAAATGTAAGCGTTGTGGTGATATATTACCTGTTCAGCAATGTTGTATGTCAGGTGATTCCGAATGTTGGGTCACTAGTGGATACAAAGAGTTGAAACTGGTTATCTAACTCAACCTATTGTATTATTACAGTATTGGTCTGAACACCCAATCCTAAATATTTGCTGTGTCAACTGAGAGTCAAGTATGGCACAGCATAGCTTTATCAAAATGTCTAACGATACTCTTGTACCGGCTAACCCTGTTACGAGAGATTTTCTGCATTCAAAAATCAAGTGTGGTGATGTGCTTTCAGCTAATTTTAAGAAAGCTCGTAACCCTCGATTTCATCGTAAATACTTCGCATTACTCAACTTAGGCTATGAATATTGGGAACCAGTTGGCGGTACCATTTCACCTGAAGAAAAAGAGCTTGTGCGTGGTTACATCACATTCCTTTCATATTACACGGATAATGCTGACGCGCTCTTATCCGCATCCGATATCTATCTAGAAGACGTTGCACAAAAACGTGCGCAAAATATCTCAGCAACAAAGTCATTTGATGCTTTTCGCTATTGGGTTGTAGAACAAGCCGGTTATTACGACACGTTTGAAATGCCAGACGGTAGTTTACGTCGTGTCGCTAAATCAATTAGTTTTGCAAATATGGATGACCTAGCATTTAGCGAACTCTACAAAGCCACACTCGATGTGCTTTGGAATTTTATCCTTCGTAAGCAATTCCCCACTCAAAAAGCTGTAGAAAATACAGTATCTCAATTATTAAGTTTCACATAGAGGCAAGACCAATGATCAAATCAAAGACCAAAGAAGAAAGACAGTGGCTATCAGATGTAGCCGAGCTGGGTTGTATTTGTTGTCGCAATATGGGGTTTGGAGCCAGTTTAGCGGAAATTCATCATGTTAGAACGGGGCAGGGAATGGCACAACGGGCTAGTCATACAGATGTTTTACCACTATGCCCTCCACATCATAGGGCATGTTATGAAACCGGCTTTCATGCATCACCTAAATCATGGCAAGAAATTCATGGTAGCGAGATTGAGTTATTAGAACAGACTAAGCAAGAAGTAATGGAGTTACGAGCATGTCGAGTATAAAGAGTATATCTGATGGGTTAAAACTTGATGATGATCAGGTTGCATGGATCCAGCCTTGGTTATCAAAATTTGGAGCATGGGTATATTCAGGGAGGATAGAAAAAAGGCAAAGCAGTATTATTGCTGAATTTATGGCGACAGTAGAAAGGCGTGATTATCCTGAGCGAGAAATGTGTAATGACGATGACGGGATGTTGATCGCTAAAGTGGTCGATAAAATTTATCACATAGACAGAATAGCGTTTACGCTCTTATTACTGCGTTATGCCTTTGGTAGCTCAGATCGCGCTATTGCTCGTTATTACCACAATATAGCGAAACCGCGCCAAATGATTAGACGCAATAGAACGATAGAATATAGAAAACCTTCTATGTCTACATGTAGAAGAGAAATTGAGGACATAATTAGTTCAGCTGAATATTTAATTTACCCACATTTAAAAGATGCATTTAAAAAACGAGAAAAAGAGTGGAAAAGTAAAAATAATAGTAAGAACGTGTTGACTTCTTTGAGCCAATGATCCACTATTTAAGTATAAGTTGCCGTTTTTATACAGTGACCAACTAACCCAGCCTAAGCGCTGGGTTTTTTTGTATCTAAAACAGATAAGAGTTGCTGTTTCCTTTGTTCAGAGTTACATGTGTGTTCACGACCAATAACTGACCAAAGGTATTAAAATATCATGTTAAAACATAGTGATATGACAGAAGAGGCAAGACTTGTTTTTGAAGTTGTTCCGCACACGATGGAAGTTACAGCTGGCGAAGTTGCACAATTTACTTATTTAACTGAGCCACGTTGTCAATTGATATTAACGCAGTTGGCGATGGCGGGACTAATCAAAGAAAACATCAAAGAAAACACATTTCAAAATATCTAATACTGTGAAAATGGGCGACTGTAAAAGTGTTGGTAGCACCTTTACAGTCATTCACCCGTTCTGGTAGATCACGGACAAACTAAAGCCCACTGCTTATGTGCACAAAGCATAGTGAGCTTATCAAAAAAGGTTCTCCTGATCTATGAAAAATACTGTGAATTTAAACAGTGTGAATTTAGTCAATGATGACTCACTCAGCTATATAAAAACACTTCCCGATAATTGTATTGACTTAATCGCAACTGACCCGCCTTACTTTCAGGTGAAGTCTTGTAGTTGGGATAATCAGTGGGGAAACGTAACATCATATTTATCTTGGCTTGATGAAATGCTTGCGGAATTTTGGCGAGTATTAAAGCCTAACGGTAGCCTTTATATCTTTTGCGGTTCGAAACTAGCGTCAGATACAGAATTACTCGTTCGTGAAAGATTTAATATTCTAAGTCACATTATATGGGCTAAACCATCAGGACCTTGGCGCAGGGCATGTAAAGCTGATTTACGTAGTTTCTTTCCAAGCACTGAAAGAATTTTATTTGCTGAACATTATCAAAGTCCATACAAGGGCAAAAGTAGTGCTTATCTTCAGCAATGCAAAGCGCTTAAAGAAAATGTATTTAAGCCTTTAATTGAGTATTTTAAATCTGCACGTGAATCGTTAGGAATAACAGCAAAAGAAATAAAACAGGCCACAGGTAAACAAATGGCTTCACACTGGTTTAGTTACAGCCAATGGCAACTACCGAGTGAGTCTGACTACAAAAAACTGCAGGAGCTGTTTCATCGCGTAGCAAGTGAAAAGTTTAGTAGTAATCCTTTAAATCGTGATCATACTGATTTGATAGAGGTGCAGGCTTCTCTTAGTCGAGAGTACCAAGAGCTTGCTGAACAATATCAATTATTGCGCCGTCCTTTTTCTGTCACCGTTGATGTTCCTTACACCGATGTGTGGACGTATCCACCTGTGCAATATTACGCAGGTAAACATCCTTGTGAAAAACCAGCTGAAATGATGGAACACATTATTCGCTCAAGCAGTCGCGAAGGTGATCTGGTTGCTGATTTTTTTATGGGGTCGGGTGCAACACTAAAGTCCGCATTAAAGTTAAATCGTCGAGTTCTTGGAGTTGAACTTGAGAAAGAGCGATTTGAACAAACAAGAGAGGAAATAAATAACATGAAGTCATAAAGCGGATTAGCCGTATTTTACATGCTGATGTCATGATTCAGCCCCGAGTCTCCTAGTAAAGAGCCAGCTTTGCATCTGGTAAGGGTTAATAAGAAAAGAAGCACCGGTAACGAAGCATGAAAGCCAATCGTGCACTGGTTAGATCCCTCAGGGAGCAGAGCCGAACTGGGGTTATAAACTCAAGGGCATGAGCGTGGCCACTACGAGAGTGTGGTGAAATTTCATTTCCCATAACACAAACAACTCGGACACTCCGTAGGGGGTGTATATGCGCATGGACAAATTAACCAATGCTACCTACGGAACGGCTGGCTTAACTGCCTTTTTTGCAAGTCTCTCATTGTATGAATGGGGCTTTGTAATAGGGATGGGATTTAGCATGCTTCTTGGATTAGCAACTTATCTGATGACACGGAGAGAACAGCGAAAACGAACAGCATTATTTGCTGAATTAGTTCATCGAAATTGTTCTAGTGATCCGCGAGAAATCGAAAAAATAGTCGGTGAGATGCTGACTAAAGCTAAAAAGGACATCTAATGAACCTAAAACAAAAAGTGACAGCTGTTGCGAGTGCTGGTGCGGTAAGTATTGCACTAACAGTGATTGGTTATTTTGAGGGTGTGCGTTATGAACCTTACCGCGATGTTGCTGGAATTCTGACGGTTTGTTATGGCCATACTGGAAACGACATCATTCAAGGTAAGACATACACACAACAAGAGTGTGACGAGTTACTACAGAAAGACTTTATCAGAACGCAACAGCAAGTTGATGTCCTGGTTAAAGTGCCGGTCGATGATAAAACAAAAGCTTCTCTATATTCCTTTGCCTTTAATGTCGGTACCACAGCTTTTGCACGTTCTACATTGCTTAAAAAATTAAATGCAGGTGATCAGAATGGCGCTTGTGAAGAAATGAAACGCTGGGTTTATGCTGGTGGAAAGGTGTGGCGAGGGTTGGTCAGTCGTAGAGAGGCGGAGTCAGCATTATGCAATGGAAGCCTTTAATCATCATCGTCGGTTTTATCCTTACATTACTCATCTCGGTTGCTGGTGGCATTTATCTCTCAATTGATAATTCATGTGTTAATGATAAAGCCAGTTTAGACAAACGCTGTCAGGTAGCTCTCTCACATCATCGGTACTAATTATGAAACACTGGAAACTTTACATTGTCGTTGTGATGGTGGGGATTGTTGCTGGTGGTTGCGTGCTGATTAATGCACAAGCGAAAAGAATTAACACGCTGACAGAAAACAACAAAAAACTTACCGCTATGCTCGAAGAGCAGAAAGCTATCAATACTGACTATCAAGTGCGCATAGAGCGACTAAATCAACTTGATACAAGGCATACTCAGGAGCTTGTTAATGCAAAGAATGAAATTAGTCGCTTGCGTGATATTAGTGAGCGTAATCCTGAACGGGTGTACATCCGAGCCAGTTGTCCGAAAGACGAAACCAATTCAACCTCCGGCATGGATGATGCAACCACCGCCAGACCTACTGACTCCGCTGTCAGAAATTATTGGCTACTCAGAGAGCGAATTGCAGAGTCAGAACAGATGATTAAAGGGTTGCAGGATTATATCAAACAAGAATGCATGGAATAAAAAAAGCCCAGCATGGGGGCTGGGCAATACTAGCAAGATATCAATTAAAGTGTAGCGATAGCTACTTAGTATAGCTTAAGTAGGTATATATACCAGATTGATTATTCCTATTTATCTCCCACTTAAATAAACAGCACAATATAAAAATAACCCTGTGAGTTTGATTTCACAGGGTGGCTGAATTTAAGCAAAAAATAAATACTCATTAATCATACTGCTATTTTTATTTCGTGCCAATAGAAGAAGGCGTAGCGTTGTCGCCGTCTCTTATGTTAGCCATGACCTGTTTTATTCTCAGCAGATAGCGCATAGTGAGAGTCAAAAACAATGAATACCGCCATTTTGTTATTTTTCGGTCATTATCAGCAACGTCAGCTGTAGGTAGAAGAAAGGGCGTGACAACCGGAGAGACGAGTACAATTCATAAGAGTCAATCACAAAGCCTATTTTAACGAATGGGCTTTTTAATAGGCTAAGGAGATAAACACAATGGCAAAACCGGATTGGGGGATGCTACAACAACAGTTCCTCGCCGAACATGCTATAACAGGAATATCCCCTAAAGAGTGGTGTGAATCGCAAGGACTGAAATACTCAACAGCACGACGATATATCAAAATATCCCGTGCGCAGAATGCGCAAAAAACTGCGCACAAGAAATTGCGCACTGCGCAGAAAAAAGAATGCGCAAAAGAGCCAATGTGCAAGAGTGATATACCCACTGCGCAGAGTAATGGATCAAGTAATGCGCATGATGATGAAAACACCTTTAGTCTGCGCAATTACGGGCTAACTGAACAACAGATTAAATTTGTTAGTGAATACCTTATCGACTTAAATCGAACAGGAGCATATAAGCGAGCCGGTTATAAAGGCGAAGGAAATACAGCTTATGTCAATGCTACTCGTATGCTAAGAAATGCTAAGGTTTCACGAGCAATCACTGACGCATTAGCAGAACGGGAACGCAGAACAGAGATAACCCAAGATGCCGTATTAAAAATATGGTGGGATATCGCAACGGCAGACGTTAACGAGCTGACCGAATATCGACGCTTATGTTGCCGTCATTGTTGGGGCTTTGGTTTCAATTACCAGTGGCGTGATTCGATAGAGTTTGAAGATGCTACCAAGAAAGCGCTCACAGCCAATAAACCGCCTCCACAAGATGTGGGTGGTTACGGTTACGATGAAACATTAGATCCAAATCCTGATTGCCCGCGCTGTAACGGTGCTGGTATTGGTCGTGCGTATTTTCATGATACACGTGATTTAACAGGGCCAGCTCGTCGAGTGTTTGCTGGCGTGAAAGAAGGGAAGTTTGGTGTTGAGGTGATTACTCGTAATCAAGATGAAGCGCTTAAGATGGTTGCACAGCATTTAGGTATGCTGAAGAACAAGACGGAATTAACGGGTGCCGATGGTGGACCTATCAAAACAGAGATAGCTAACTTGTCACCTCAAGAAGCATCTGACGCATATAAGCAAATCATGGGGTAAATTGATAAAAATAGCGGTTTCATTGAAAAATTAGGCTATGCAAAATCACACCTATTTTATGCACGTTTTATTCATTCTAAATTGTACCTATTTCAATAGATAACTTAGATAAATAGCGCTTACACATAGAAAATACACTCAGTTGATTTTCGGTAGGGCGTGTAAGCACGATTATGTTAAATAGATATTGCATTAAAGAAATTTACTATGCCAATCCCATTCCCGTTTGATTTTAAAAATCCTGACTACCCGCAGGTATTTGAATGGCGAATGGAACGATTAACACGAATTCGCCAAAATCCAGAAGCTATACCAGCACTCAACGCTTATTACAAAGATAATCCAGCTCAATTTATTATTGATTGGGGAATGACGTATGACCCACGAAACCCTGAGAGAGGATTACCGTCATATATCCCATTTTTATTATTTCCTCGACAAGAGGAATGGATTGAATGGTTTATCGAACGATGGAAAGGGCAAGAGCCTGGTATTACAGAAAAGACGCGTGATATGGGTATGAGTTGGCTAACGGTCGGCTTATCTTGCACTGTATGTAATTTCAATCGTGGTATTAGTGTCGGCATAGGTAGTCGTAAAGAAGAGTATGTCGATAAAATCGGGGTACCTAAATCACTGTTAGAGAAAGCCCGTATCTTCATGTCTTATCTGCCGGCTGAATTTCGTTTTGGTTGGAATAGAAACAAAGACGCACCACACATGAGAATAAAATTTCCTCATACTGACTCAATCATATCGGGTGAGTGTGGTGATGGTATTGGGCGAGGGGATCGCGTAAGTTTTTATATTGTTGATGAGTCCGCTTTCCTCGAACGGCCATCTCTTATTGACGCTTCTTTATCAGCCACAACTAACTGCAGACAAGATATTTCAACGCCAAATGGAAATGCTAATAGCTTCGCTATCCGTAGGCATAGCGGAAAAATACCAGTATTTACATTCCACTGGAGAGAAGATCCAAGGAAAGACCAAGCATGGTACGACAAGCAGGTTGAAGTTTTAGATCCCGTTACAGTCGCTCAAGAAATAGATATAGATTACAACGCATCCGTTGAAGGGGTGATTATTCCTTCTGCATGGATACAGTCTGCAATAGACGCACATATCAAGTTGGGAATTGAACCAACAGGTAAGCGCCTTGGTGCTCTTGACGTAGCTGACGAAGGTATAGATAAAAATGCCTTTGTATCAGGTAAAGGAATATTGGTAGATGCTTGTGAAGAGTGGAGTGGGAAAGGTGCTGATATCTACCAAACCGTGGTTAAGGCAATCAATTTAGCCAGTGATTATGGTTGTAGTGAGGTTCTATATGATGCTGATGGTATTGGTGCCGGTTGTCGTGGTGATTCAAGACAAGTCAATGAAGAACGGAAGTTAGCTGGTTTAAATCCTGTTACCTTTTCTGCTTACAAAGGAAGTTCTGGTGTACTAAATCCGGATAAGGTTTTAATGAAAGATGCCAGCGGTAGAAATATTACGAATAAGGACTTTTTCCAAAACTTTAAATCTCAATCTTGGTGGCATTTGCGGACATTGTTTTTAAATACCCATAGAGCGGTTAATGGTATGAAATATGATCCTGATGAGATTATTTCGTTATCTTCAAAAATGTCATCTTTATCGAGATTAACTTCCGAACTCTGCCAGCCAACGTACACAAAAAACTCAGCAGGTAAAATCGTCGTTGATAAAAAACCTAACGGTGCTAAGTCTCCCAACTGCGCTGATGGCTTAGTCATTCTTAAATCTCCTGAGAAAAGAAGCGGTAGTTTCTTCACAACTAAGAGGTAATTCTATGTGGTGGCCGTTTAAGAGGCGAAAAACAGAACCACTCGCACCGGTTAAACGGTCAGCATTCACAACTGACTTATATCCTGCGCTGGCGCGAGAACAGGGCTTTGATGGGATTAATTTACCCCAACCCACAATTGCAGGTGTTGCGATGGATAGCATTGATAGCTATGTGCCCTCATTTAAAGGTGAGCAGGTTTACGGTGTACCTGAGTCACAGGCCTCATGGTATGCCTCACAAATGTTTATCGGCAACAATATGTGTGCGGTTATCGCTAAACACTGGTTGGTGGATAAAGCCTGCAATATGCCCGCACGTGATGCGATACGTCAGGGTTACGATATTGATTGTGATAACGACGATGATCGCGCTATCAGTAAAAAGCTCCGCAAACGAGATAAAAAATACCGCATTACACATCAGCTTAAAGAGCTGGTTCACTTTGGGCGTGTATACGGTGGTCGTTTAGCGTTATTTGTTGTGGAGACATCAAACCCGAAAGCGTGGTATGAAAACCCGTTTAATATCGATGGCGTGACCAAAGGGATGTATAAAGGTATTAAACAGATTGATCCACAATGGGTAACGGCTGATTTAACGGACGCCAATGTTCAAGATCCTGCCAGCATGGATTTCTACGAGCCAACCTATTATGTGATTGGTGGGCGTAAATATCACAAGTCTCACTTTATTAAGTTTGTACCGTTTCCTGTTCCTAACGTGCTTAAGCCAATGTACAACTACTTTGGCGTTTCAGTGCCAGAGCGTATTTATGAGCGTGTCTACGCTTCAGAACGTACCGCCAATGAAGCACCACAACTGGCAATGACTAAGCGTTTACTTACAATGGGGATTGCAGATCCAGAAAGCGCTGATAAGGATCTTATTCGCGAAAATATGCTTTATTTTATGGAGATGCGCGATAACTACGGTGTGCAAATGACGGGCAGTGAAGATACGGTTCAACAGTTCGACACCTCATTAGCGGATTTAGACGCCACGATTATGACGCAATATCAGCTGGTGGCATCGGCTTCCAATGTACCGGCAACAAAGCTATTAGGCACCACACCGAAAGGCTTTAACTCAACAGGGGAATACGAAGAGGCTAATTACCGCGAAGAGCTTGAAAGTATCCAATCAAATGACCTTGAAGAGCTATTACAGCGTCATTACGACATGTTAATGCGTAGCGATGGTTTACCTGTGACAGAAATCTCTATCACATGGGCGCCACTTGATAGCCCGACGGCTGTTGAGAGTGCGGATATTGAACTGAAAGAAGCGCAGACCGATGTGGCACTGGCTTCGACGGGTGCGATAGATGGGTTAGATATCCGTAAAAAACTGGCCAGCAATAAAGAGTCCAGCTATTACGGCATTGAAGTGAACGAGGCAGATTATGTCGAGGCGAATACGAGTACGAACGAAGCGAGCGCAATGGGCAATTTCGCGTCAAGCGGTCATGAAGGGGAAACCTCTGCAGTATTCAGTCGCCCCAGCTAGTCGTTATCAAGGTGACATGTCACGACTCATTAATGCAATGATTAAAGACTATGAAAAAGTGTTTAGTGAATTAAATGACGACTTTGAAGGTTTTACGATGGATGCCAGTTTTGCCAGTCAAACACGCATCTGGCTTAACCGGCTAAAACGCAAATGGGATAAGATTTTTAAACAAAAATCCACAGAGATTGCGGATAAATTTGTTTCCCAAGTCGATATAGGCGCAAAGCGTAATTTAGATGATTCTCTCAAACAGTTGTCAGGGGGGATCACCATCAAAACCCCAGCCATGCCCGAAGCCCTGAAAGATAAAATTATTGCCTCTACAGCTGAAAACGTATCGTTAATTAAATCTATTCCACTGCAATTTCATCAACGTATTGAAAGTGTTGCATTACGTTCTATTAGCCAAGGTGGTGAGGGCGCAAAGACGCTATTAGAGGAAATTAGGGATACGGGTAGCGTTACAGAAAGTAGAGCAAATTTTATTGCTGTTGACCAAACACGAAAGATTACAACTGCATGTAATTACGCTCGTATGAAATCTGCGGGTATTCGTAAAGCAGTTTGGCATCATTCAAACGGTAGTGCAGAACCTAGGGAGCTACATCTTGAGTTAGATGGTAAGGAGTTTGATTTAGACAATCCTCCTATAATTAACAAAAAAACAGGAAGGAGAGGTTTGCCTGGTGAGGAGCCGGGTTGTAAGTGCTTCTGGACACCAGTAATAGATTTCGGTGAGGAGACATGACAAAGCGACAATATGATTTAAATGGCTGGCTAGAAGTGAAAGATAACCCCATCTCTAAAGTTGGGGTTTTTGATTATTTAGGGTTTGAAATTGGCGCACCGATACCCGAAAAAATTTACAAGGTGTATCGCCCACAAGAAGAACTGGCCAGCACAGAGACAATTAACTCTTTCAAATTAATGCCCTTTGTTGATGAGCATGAAATGTTAGGGAAAGACGGCACACCCGCGGAGACAAAGGGGATACAAGGGGTCATCGGGGAGCGAGTCTATTTTGAATATCCCTACCTCAGAGGCAATATCAAAATCCTGTCTAATTCAGCGCTTAACCAAATTGAAGGAGGAAAAATTGAATTATCTCCGGGTTATCGCTGTGTTTACGATTTCACACCAGGCGAATTTAACGGTGAACGTTATGACGCCATACAACGGCATATTAGAGCCAACCATCTTGCGTTAGTTGATGAAGGGCGCACTGGCGCTGATGTTGCTGTGCAAGACCATTCCGTTATTACCATAGATACAAAGGAACTTATTCGCATGAATCCTGAAGATGAAAACAAAGACAAACCAACCACTGATGAGGGGGCGTTTACGCCCGAGCAATTGGAAGCGTTAAAAGCCATGATCAAAGAAGCAATCACCAGCGCTAAACCTGCGACAGATGATGAACCAGAAGATAAAGATAAGCCTTCAACTGATTCAGACCCTGACGAAGAGCAGAAAGCAGAAGAAGCAGTGGAAAAAGCCGAAATTGCCACAGAAGAGGCTGAATCTGGCGAACCTGAAGCAGTCGAGAAAGCCGAGGTCGCCATTGAAGAAGCTGTCGAAGCGATTGAAGAAGCCAAAGAGCATCTTGACCAAGCCACTACCGATGGACTTCATCGTCGTTTAAAACGCTTAAATCGTAGCATGACCGCCATGGACGAAATGGCATCGCTAAAACGTAAAATTAAGCGATTAGAAAAAGCCAAACCCGCAATGGATACGGGGGAGTTACTCAAACAAATCGGTGCGCGTGATTCGTTAGCGCATAAATTAACGCCATTTATTGGTGTGTTTGACCACTCAGCCATGACTCAACAACAAGTTGCAGAGTACGGTGTTGAAAAACTGGGTATTCAATGCAGTAAAGGCACGGAAGCCATTGCTCTTGATGCTTGGATGCAAGGGCGTGTGCCTGACTCCCAAAAGCCCAGCTCAACAATGGACTCTGCAGTGAGCAATAAATCAATTATGGATAAATGGGGAGCTAAATAATGGCAATTCCTAAATCAGTTGCAAACGGCTTAATTTCTGGCGTTGTCGGTGAAATTAGTCATGCAGGTCCTATTCGCGCTGTTTCCGCCATTCTCAGTTCAGCAGATGAAAAGCTGAATATTTTCGGTCGCGCCTATACCTACAAAGATGATTCAGTGGAATCCGTTCAAGTCGGTGGTAAAGGTGCATTTGCGGGGATCATGATTAACCCTAAAGCCTATCGTATCGAAGAAGTATTCGCTCGTAACGGCACGCAGGGCGAATTCCTGACAATGGGGGAAGTTTTTGTTGAGCTAAAAGAAGTGGCAGGAAAAATCAACGCACCGGTTATTTTTGATGAAGCAGACGGTTCGCTATCTTCGAAAGCCACCATTAGTGCCGGTGATCGTGTCATTGGTTTTATCAGCCGACACCTTGAGTCAACAGAAAGTGCTCACTTGGGCATTATTCGTTTAACAGAAATCCCATATCCAGCATCTCCAAAGGAAGGTGAATAATGCCAGTCAGTAAAATTAAGTTTCACATGTCTGGCCGTGATGTCAAAAAACATGGCCAACTAAATATTAACCCTGATCAGAAATGGACATACGGGGAATTAGCGCAAATCGGCTTTGGTGGTTTTTCTGCGATGGACTCCGCAATTAGCGGTGGTGCAATGCAGGGGGGCTTAATTCAACGCGAAATGTTGCAACACGTTTTACCGGGTGTCATTCGTACCGCAACGCGTGTGCGTGTGTTAGATGAAATCACGGGTATTGTTAATGCGGGCGAATGGCATGATGAAGAGATCATTCTGAATGTGGCGACACCAACTGGTAAAGCCGAGCTTTATGGTGATCATACCAATGTGCCATTAGCGTCTTATGCGCAAGACCAAGAGCGCCGTGGTCTCGTCCGTTTCGAATTAGGTTTCCAAGTGGGGAAATTAGAAGAAGCGCGCCAATCGTCTGCAGGTTTTGTTGCGATGGAAGAAAAGCGCAATTCAGTGACTGAATCATTAGAGCAAGGGCGTGAGCGAGTGGGTTACTACGGGTTTAATAGCCCTGAAACACGCGTCTTTGGTTTGATGAATGAGCCTAACTTGCCTGCCTATGAAACAGCAAAGGGGAAATGGAAAGGTGGAACATTTGCGGATATTACTGCTGATATTACTGATATGTTCTCGCGCATTGAAACGAGTTCTGGCGGTATTATCAAAGATGATACGCCAATCACCTTAACATTACCGTTGGGCTTTCGTTCTGCTCTGAATGTGGCTAATCCTGTCGCACGCGGTGAAACAGTCAAACAATGGATAAATGAAAACTATCCTAATATGCGTCTGGTTTTCTCTCCTGAATTTGTTGGCGCAAACGGTGGGGCTGATGTGGCCTATATGTTCGCAGATAGCATTGATGATGGTTCAACGGCAACCAGTGCGGTGATCCTTCAAGTCGTGCCTGTGAAATACCAGTTATTAGGTTCACTCAACCAAATTAAAGGGTATATGGAAGATGCAACCAATGCGACTGCAGGTGTATTTGTGACCCGTCCGTGGGCGGTGACACGCTTAACCGGTATTTAATCTTACCACTTCTCTTTTTGCGCCCTCATTTGAGGGCTTTTTTATATCTAAACAATAGGAGAGCACTCCATGCCTCTTTACGCATATTGCACCTTATCAAATGACCAGAACTATACCGTGAGAGACGGGAAAGTGTTTATTGCCGGTCAAGCGAACGTGATGACCAAACACATGTACACACCGCGTGGTCGTGTGACGGAAATTTCTGACGAGCAATACAAACAGCTCAAAGAAAATCACGTTTTTAACCTTCATTGTGAGAATGGTTTTATTACCGTTGAGCCTCGCAAAGAAGATCCCGAAAAAGTCGCCACTGATATGGAAGCGAGCGACCAATCAGCCCCTGATACCCCTGAATCATTAGAAGCTGAAAAGTTAGACGTTCCTAAAACCAACAAAAAAGGTAAGTGATCATGGAGACGAGCACATTTCCTTTAACGTCATTCCGTGTGCTCTATCCGCAGTTTAACGGTGTGGGTGATGATGAAATAGATATCATTGCTCAATCTGCGTTGAACTATTTTTCTGCCTGTAAGGGTGTTTGCACTAACGAGCTGTGGATGCTCGTTGTTGCACACATGCTAACACTTAGAAAAATGATTGCTGATGATGAGTCGCCTACCGGTGTGGTGACGAGTGTGACTATCGATAAAGTGAGCGTGTCATTTACGGCACCGCCTGCCGGTTCGGATTGGTCGCACTGGTTTAAAATGACCACCTTTGGCCAGCAGTTTCTTGCACTGATCAAACGTTGTAGCGTCCCTCAATATTTGGGTGGTGGTGGCGAACGTTCAGCATTTCGTGGTGTAGGTGGGCGATTTACGCGAGGAGGGCGATTACGTTAATGACTAAATTAGCGCAATTAAAAGCGGTTTACGATGAATTGGCTAAAAAGCGATTAAGTGTTGGTTTTTTTGAACACGCAAAATATCCCGATGGAACACCTATTGCTTATGTTGCAGCTATTCAAGAGTTGGGCTATCCGGCTGGTGGCATTCCTCCTCGCCCATTTTTACGTCCGACCATGAATGACAAAAAGCAGGATTATAGTCAGTTAATTTTTCGTGCTGTGAAAGCCTCTATTAAGGGAAACATCACGCTGGATAATGGGCTGACACAAATTGGTGCGACGGTGGCGGGGGATGTGAAAATGGCAATTAAAGCAGTCACCACCCCAGCGCTGGAAGAGTCAACGGTCAAGGCAAGAGCACGGCGCCATAGCAAAGGTAAAGCCACGGATAAGCCGTTAGTTGATACCGGCCAAATGCTTCAAGCGGTTAGTTTCGCAGTGGAGGATAAATAATGTTTGGTAACTTAAATCGTATTGCTTCACGTTATATTCCTCAGCAAAAGGTGCTTTGGTTTCGATTTAAAGAACGGGCACCCGATGAGCGAGGGAATGACCAAAATTATTATTATGATCCCGTAGAAGTTCGTGGCAGTTGGCAAGCGGTCGATACCCAAGATGTTCAATCAATGGGATTAGATACGAGCCAAGTGTACCGACGCCTATATACCTCTCATGATATTAAAGCGGTGCAACGAGGTACATCTCCTGATTTTCTTGTGTTCAATGGTCGAAAATATGATGTGGTGGGTGATGCAGACTGGTACGAACAAGATGGCTGGAAATCGGTGATCTGTATCGAGGCGGGTACTTATGACGGATTATGAGGTTGATGTTGCTATTCGCAAACAACTCTTGTTGCAGTTAAAAGAAGTCGGCATTGGGATCCCCGTTAAAGCCGGTTTCCAATCTACCAAGCAAGGCCGTGAAGACAACATGGTGATGTTTTTTCCCATCAATGAAAGTGGCCACGGTTGGCAGAGCCGAAAATATAATGTTCAAGGCAATAAAGCTAATCACCAAGAAAACCAGTTATCTGAAAAAACGTACCAAGTTCAGGCTTTCATTACCCAGTTAGGCCATTATTCAGCGAGTGATATTACCGCGATTGTCAGAATGATCGCCAATTCATTGACGTTTGTTGAAGCACTCCGGAAACAAGGTATTGGCATTCAACGTGCAACCGGTATTCGAACGCCCTATTTTCTGAATGACCAGGGCAACTACGAACAAAACCCCTCATTTGATTTCAATGTGACATTTAATCGCACACTTCATCCTGATACAGACGCCGTGAGTGCGTTGTATCCTGATATTTATCGTATTTAAGGAACGTTATGTCTATCAAACAAACTCGCTATGTTGATATCGCGAGTGCCGTGATTGGCGCGTCTGCTGTACCGATGCGTAAGCTCACGGCTCGTGTTTTTTCAACAAACCCTAAAATTCCTGCTGGTAAAGTGCTTGAATTTGCCAGTGGCCAAGTGGATGACTTATTGGGTACTGACTCCCCCGAGGCACATTTTGCGCGTCAGTATTTCAGCTATGTCAGTCCAGCACCAGCAAGTAAGCCGAAAGAACTGCAAATTGCTTCTTATGAGCCTGTTGGTCGAGCGCCTACCTTGTTTGGCGAAAAGACAGGCGATTTAGCTGATTTAAAACTGATTAATGAGGGTGAACTCAATATCACTATCGGCAAGGTGACCAAAACAATCACTGGAATTGATCTCTCTGAAAGTACGTCATACGCGGATGTTGCAACAGCTGTGCAAGCGAAATTAAATGCAGAAAGCGAGCCTCAATTTGCTAGCGCTTATGTCACATTTAATTCGCTGGATAGTGCCTTTGTCATTAGCGGTGGTGTACAAGAGCGTGCAGATATTAGTGTACGTCAATCGGTACTTGCTGATGCAATGAATATTAGCCACGGCACATCATCAGCCGGTAATCCAGCGCAAACTCCGTTACAAGCCTTTATTGCTTCTGAGGCTGTTTCTGACTCTTTTGGTAGCGCAACGTTTTTAACGGAACTCTCATTAGAGCATGCCGTAGAGTTGGCGCAGTACGTGGCAGGTGAAAACGTGAAGTATCAATTGCACCTGTCTGTGACCAATCAAAATGCAGAAGATTTTAGCGGGGCGTTGGTGGGTACGGCTTCAACGGGCTTAAACCTGAAAACAGCAGATAACTTCTTTGTTCAAGCGTTACCTATGGCCATTATGTCCGCCACGGATTATGACCGAACCAATGCGACAACAAACTATATGTATCGTCAATTTGGTGTCACGTTCCCATCGCAAATCACGACCGATATCGATGCGGATCGCTTAGATAAACTACGGGTGAACTATTACGGAGAAACGGCGGTATCGGGTTCACATATCAGTTTCTATCAACGTGGCTTCTTATGTGGTGGGGTTGCCAACCCATTAGATATGAGTGTCCATGCCAACGAGCAATGGCTAAAAGCCTATATTGCGCAACAGTGGTTTAGTTTACTTATGGCCACACGCGGAGTACCCGCCAATAAAGACGGTGAAGCACGGGCGATGATGGTGATTGCAGGGGCGGTGACCAAGGCGATTAATAACGGCACGATCCTAGCGGGAAAAACCTTAACCGATGTGCAAAAAATTGCAGTAACAGACGCTTCTGGTGATGATTTAGCGTGGCACGATGTACAAAACAAAGGCTATTGGTACAACGCTCAGATTGTCGAAAACACAGGTCCATCTGATTTACCCGAGTACGTGATGAAATACGTATTGATTTACGGTAAGGGCGACTGGGTTCGTAAAGTCGAAGGCTCTCACAACTTAGTGTAAGGAACACAATATGCATGATGTATCAGCAACTGGCTTGAGTATTGTTATTCAGGCTCATAAAACCTTTCCCGCCGGTATTCAAATTACCGCCTTCGCAGATGATGCCGATCCGTTAGATTTGCCTGCCGTGGACATTGCGCAAACAGGAATGGATATCAACGGTAATTTGGTGACATGGTCAACACCAACACCTCAAACGGTCACCATTAACGTGTTAGCGGGCAGTGAAGAAGACGAAAACCTCGCTATCTTACTGGAATCTAACACCGCACGACGTGGACAACGGCATGCAGGGGATATTATCACCATGGTCGCTTCGTATGGTGATGGCTCAACAACCACGGCACGAAACGGCAAAATCACTAATGGTAGTCGTGGTAGCTCCGTTGCCAGTGCAGGACGACATAAATCCAAAGCGTATACCTTCGTATTTCAAGACTTCGATCGCACTCGCGCACGTTAATTCTAGGCGGTTATTCCGCCTTTTTTTATGGATATTAATCATGTTAATTAAACCGAAAGAAATTACGATCACCGATGCTGATCGTGAAGAGCACACTTTTATTATTAGCCGATTACCAGCAACGATTGGACGTGAAATTCTGGCGAAATACCCGCTATCGAATGCGCCTAAAATTGGCGACTATGAAGTCAGCAAAGAAGCCATGTTAAAGATGATGGCGTATGTTGCTGTCGAAAAAGAGGGGCAAGAGATTTATCTGAAGACCAGCACATTAATTGATAACCATGTGCCCGATGGTGAAGCCCTTATTCGTCTAGAACTGGAAATGTTGAAGTATAACACCAGTTTTTTCGGCAAAGACGGGAGCCAAGGTTTCCTCCAATTCCTGCTCAACAAAATCACCGGTTCACTCCCGTCGATTATAAAAACGCTGATGGCTTCTTTGCCGTCATCATCTCAGCCGGTTTCGCCACGCTCACCGAACTCAAAACGTCAATAGATTTAGAAGAGGCATTTGATTTGTGGGAGATCGCCATTACCAATCGTTATAACGAAGCGCTGGCTTCATCGAAAGGATAGCTTATGGCTTTGCTAGATACCTTTGTTCAAGTATTCGAATTTGATACCCGCCAAGCCGATGATGCGTTTAATCGGGTGAGTAAATCGACCGATGACATTATCGCTGAGATGAAAAAGGCGCAACAATCGGCAACGATGGGCGCTGATGGGTTTACGCAATTTATTCAAAATCTATCCGCACAATTGACAGAGTTATCATCAAACTCAGTCGATATTCATGTTAATAGTGACACATCCGGAATTGCTGACAGCTTGATTGCGGAGATAGATCGCATTAAAGAAAGTGCGACGGACAACTCGCAATCGGTGAATGACTTTATTCAAAGTGTTATTGCCAGTATTGAACAGTTATCAGCTGGGGAGGCGATAAATATTGAGGTTGAGGCAGGTGATACACAAGAAAAAATAGCCTCAGTCACTGCTAAAATTGATGAACTAAAGTCATCAATAAACTTGCTTGATATCCAACGTAACGAACTGTCACAAGGCGTAAATGAAAGCCGTGTTTCATCTGAAACGCTCAATGCCCAATATCAACAGATGCAAGATGAGTTATCCCTTCTCAATAATGAATTGGTGTCGCTCACTGATGCAGAGAAAAAGAACCGTGAAGGTAAAGAGGTCATTGATGCCATTGTTACCGCATTAAATGCCGATTATACGCAATTTATTGAAACGATGCGGACAAAAGGTATAAAGACAGCGATTGATGAAGCTAAAACCCAAGAGCATCTACAAAAAGAACTTTCAGAAACCGGCTCTAAATATCAAGAGGCCGGAAGTTCTGTTGCAGGATTTGCGACAAAAGCACTTGGCGCTGTCGGTATTGTGATGAGTATTGGCACTATTTTTGCCGAATCTGTTTCTCGTTCTCAAGAAATTGAAACGCTGGACAAGCTGGGTAAACAAATCGGCGTTGCGACTGCAGACGTTGATGCGTTTTCTGGTGCGATCGCTGAGTTAGGCGGTTCTAGAGAGTCTGCACAAGCCGATTTATCCGCAATGGCGAAATCGTTCGGTAATACGAAAGACTCAATGGAAAAGGTACTTCAAACCGCGGATAAAGTTCAAGGCATGAGCTTTGATAAAGCGAAGAAAACACTGGAAGGCATGGGGGTATCGGACGAAAAAACCATTGAATTAATGATGAAAGGGCGTAAAGAATTAGAGCGCACAATGGGTATTCAAAAAGAGTATTCAGGCATTAGCAAGGAGAGTATTGAAAGCTCAATTAAATTTAATAGTGCTATGGCAAAATTTCAACAATCATCAGGGTTGTTGAAGAATAGTTTTTTAGAAATGGTGATCCCCGCTTTATCTAAAGGATTAGAGTGGTTAACAAAATTAGTCACTTTTTGTAAGGAAAACAAGCACCTTGTAGTCGGTTTCTTTACTGCTGTTGCAACTATTTTGCTGGGGAAATATATCTATGCTATGAAGTTGGCCAGTATTAGCACATGGACTACGCTTTTTCCTATTATTGCCATTATCGCTGTTATTGCCCTATTAGCGGCAGCTTTTGCAATTGTTTATGACGATATCATGAACTTTATCGACGGCAACGATTCAATGATAGGTCGTATTCTTGAAAAATACCCGCGATTAAAAGTCGTTATTCTTGCATTGTGGGAAACATTCAAAAAGCTCTTTGAATATCTAAAAGCTATCGTTGGTGTTGTGGCAGATATTGTTGTCGCCGGTTGGGATCTAATGGCATCAGGCTTAAAAGCTTATGTTAAGTATTTGCTGAGTTGTATTTCAGTCATTGCAGGTTGGGGTAAATCCTTTGCAGGTGTATTTAATACAGTCAGTGATGCCGTTGTGAGCGCGTTTGAATGGATGTGGGAGCAAGTCGAAAAAATTATTGGTTGGGTAAATACAGGACTTAATGCGGTTAAAAATGGTTGGAAATCTGCCAAAGAGTTTTTCGGGTTCGGTGACGATGAAGAAATCACTGTCAATCAAAACGTAGAGCGTAACGTCAATGATAATGGTGAGATTGAATATGCTATGCCTCAAGAAGAAAGTCAAACGGAAAACCAACCACCGGTTAGACACTCTATTGCTCAAGCCAATGCACAGTTAGATGCGATTGCCAATAATGCAATGAATCCTATTACCAGCCAAGCCATCAGTAATCAATCCAATGTGAAGAATGAAAGTAACGTAAGTATTGGAGAAATTAAGGTTGAAACTCAAGCCACAGATGCGCAGGGTATGGTATCGGGCGTAAAGGATGCATTGCAAGATCAACTCGCCGATTTCAATCAGCAAAACTCAACGGGGGTAGCAAAATGATCACAGAGGTCAAAATTTTTGATTTAGCGTCGTTTTCTACACTGTTTGATAGCGTGAGTCCGATTCAAATCAATGTAAGAGATGAGCATAAGGCAACACAATTTCAAGTTGAAAGTGGTGAAACTCGCAGTGATCATGTGATCATTAACCCCGTTGAGATTGGTATAGATTTGCTATTAACGGGAGAGATGAAAAACATCTTCTCATCGATGCAACAAGCTTTTGACGAACACAAACTTGTTGGTATTCAAACCCGAGTAAAAACCTATCAACCAATGTTATTAACGGGTTTTAATCATGATGAAATACCCGACATGATAGATGCGATAAAACTGTCGCTACGGTTTGTTGAGTGGCGCACCGTTGAGCCTGAATACGGAGATTTACCGCCTCGAGCCACTCAAAAGCCAACGCAGTCATCAACGGTAAATCGGGGAAATGTGCAAACAAAAGACGCCGATACTGAGACTAAGAAAAAAGGTTCGGTCGCAACACGTATCGCAGATGGGGATTGGAGCTTCTAATGAAAGTCATACCCTTAAAAGCTATTCCAAACCAACGCTTATCCGTCAATTTGAAAGGTGTTAATTGGACGCTGACAATAAAAGCCGGTCGCCATGCGATGTATCTCGATATTGAACGAGAAAGTGAGGTTATCGCCGTAGGCATGCGTGCGGTGGCAAACACACCTATCATTCCTTATCGCTATCTGACTGATGGTACAAATTTAGCGTTTATAACAGAAAATGATGATCTGCCCTGGTATGAATCATTTGATAGAACCCAATCATTAATTATTTGGAGTGATGATGGACTTACGACGAATACGGGTGGGGATTGAAGTCGCAGAACGACTGCAGTGGTATGAAGGATTGCGGATTAAAGCTAACGGCACCAAGTACGCAAACCCTTTACAAAATGAATGCACAGTTAGCATTGATGGATTGAACGCCCACACTCGAGATTATCTTCTCACTGAAACTAGCCCTTATCATAAAAGCAAACAAACTCGCCGTCTTTACCTTGAAGTAGGACGCGTCAATACCGGATTATTTCGTATCTTTACCGGTGATATTGTCAGTGCAGAAATTGCCTCACCTCCTGATGTTACGTTAACCATTAAAGCCAAAACTAATAATGCCAGTTCAGGTGATATCGTTTCTTCCAGTGGTGGTGCCATGCAGAAAATGAGCGAGATCGCATCATCGGTGGCGAAGGATTGCAAGGTTAGATTGGACTTTCAAGCCACCGATAAAAATATTGCCAATTGGTATTTTTGTGGTTCAGCGTTACAGCAAGTACAACGACTGCAGGAAGCGGGAAACGTTAAAGCTTTTATTGATGATGATACGTTGTTTGTCAAAGATGATAACCAAGCCTTAAAAGGTCGTCTGCGCATTCTTAGCATGAAATCAGGCATGGTGGGTATACCGAAAGCTACCGAAAAAGGGTTGTCCGTTACCTACTTAATTGATGGCGCTTCAGAACTAGGGGGAATGCTACGACTTGAGAGTAAATTCAATTCCGCACTTAATGGTGACTATATTATTGAGCAACTGAAATTCGATGTTGCTTCACATGATGATCCTTTCTTTTATCAGGCTACCTGTAAACGAGCATAACCATGAATAAACCCAATATTGATATTGCCAGTGATGGTTCGCTGGCAGGTGCGCTATCGTCTGCATTTCGTAACCTGATGATGAATACAGAGGACATGCTCCCTGCAACAGTAGTCAGTTATGACGATAAAACCAATCGTGCTGTTATCAAACCACTGGTGATGATGGTAACAACGGAAGGGGGAACAGTCGGGCGAGCACCATTGGCCAACATTCCCGTTTTTAGATTTGGGGGAGGCGGTTTCTTTATTCGCGCACCCATTAAGCCGGGTGATTTCGGTTGGATAAAAGCCAATGACAGAGACATTAGCCTGATATTTCAGCGTGGAGGATTGGAGGATCAACCTAATACAGCACGTCTGCATTCATTTAGTGATGCGATGTTTTTTCCTGACACCATCAAAGGTTGGGTCATTGATGGAAAAAACATTGATGCTTTGGTGATCCAATCAATGGATGGCTCAGTCTGTTTCTCTCTGCATAACGATAAAGTGGTGCTAGAAACGCCAAAATATGAAATCAACGCCCCTGAAACCATATTTACTGGCAATGTCACGGTAAATGGTAATTACGCTGTAAATGGTAATAGTGACTCTAACGGTGGCACGATGAAACACAATGGAAAAGATATCGGTTCTACGCATCAACACAGTGGTGTTGAAACCGGTCATGGAAATACAGGAGCGCCTCTATGAGAACATTTTCAATCGATAAAAATAATGATCTCTTTATCGGCCCTGATGGAAACCTCCAATTCAGCGAAAAAGACGATGCGGTTAAAAACCTTTGTCAGCATTTTGCCAAGGCTGTGCGTGGTGAAATGTTACATAAAAAAGATAAAGGTATTCCGTTCTGGCCAACAACCTTTGGTCGCCAAGCTGATATTCCGATGTTTGAAACGGCATTTAGACAACGTATGAGCGAAATTGAAGAGGTGGTTGAAGTGACGCATTTTAGCGCCACAGTGGAAAACGGTGAATTGAAGTATCAAGCAACAATTCGCACGATATACGGAGGGTTTACACTGAATGGCTGATTATCGTTATATCAATAATAAAGGCGTTATTCTTCCCGACACGGCCACAATACGTGATGAAGTCGAAAGCGAGTTTCGTGCGGTGTTTGGTCAATCGATTAACCTTGCTCCTGAAACACCACAAGGGGCATTAGCGACGATGGAAGTTGAAAACCGTGATGCAATGGTGAGAAACAATGCCGAGTTAGCAAATCAAATCAATCCCGATATTGCTGGTGGTGTTTTTCTTGATGCAATATGGGCGCTAATGGGCGGTCAACGCATTAATGCCACTCACTCTTATCTTTCCAGTGTTGAATTTAGTGGCGTACCCGGCACCATTATTCCTAAAGGCTCATTAGCGTCTAGTGTTGCCGGTGCCATGTTCGAAACAGTTTCACCCTTGATTATTGATAATACCGGCAAAGCAACAGGGGATATGAGGGCGGTTGAATATGGTCCTGTTGAATGCGGGGCCGGCCAACTTAATTCTGTGGCTAGCTCAGTATTAGGTTGGGAGAAAGTCAATAATCCCACTCATGCGGTTGTTGGCCGTTATGCTGAATCTGATATCAAAGCAAGGCGACGACGTAAGCAAACTTTGGCTAAAAATACCGTCAGTGTCGCGGAAGCGATCACCTCTTCACTGTATGAATTAGAGGGCGTTAATTCACTGTCTTTTCGAGAGAACTACACCGATGCGGTGCTCACTATTGATGGAATTTCTCTATTGCCTCACAGCATTTACGTTTGTGTTGAAGGGGGCGATAGTAACGAAATTGCTAAATCATTGCTGAGAACCAAAACCATTGGTTCGGCGTTTAATGGCGAGATTGAAATCGGTGTTGTAGAGCCAGTGAGTGGACAAGAATATAAAGTGAAATTTTCACGCCCTAAAGAGATCACCGTTTTTTGTCGAGTGACAGTTAAAAAATCAGCCGTTGATGCGCAAACTATTATCCCCAGTGCCATAGAACAATGGACGCGCGGAGAGTTGGACGGCGATAACGGTTTGATTGTTGGGCGTGAAGTATCACCTTTTGAGATAGCCTCTGCAGTGAATACTGTTGAGCCTCGTCTGTTCGTGACTAAAGTTGAATTGTCACTGGATGGGAAAGTGTGGAATGTTGCATTAATTCCGATTGCCATTAATCAAATCGCACGCTTGCAACGGGGTGCTGTGCAAGTGGTGATTGTATGAACGTTCAACAATTTGAGTTTCATTCAGACCTATTAAAAGCGATCCTCTGGCAGTATGAAGATGCAGAGAATTTAAAGAAACTCGCCAGTTTTAAGGCCTCTCATTTTGAAAAGTCGATGGTGTCATTTTGGCAAAACTGGTACCGAGATGTGTTTAATATCGATACGGCGAATGACTTTGGGTTGTCGATTTGGTCACGCATTCTGGATGTACCCTTAGGTATTGATATTCCACCGAGCGATAAAAATAAAATTGGGTTTGGTTTTGGCAAAAAGAAAGCCAATTTTAAATCTAACTTTCGACGTAATGCGGATTACACCTTGTCACTGACTGTTGATCAAAAACGCATGTTAGTACGAATGCGCTATTTTAATCTGACACAAAGTCCTACGGTCACCAATATTAATGAATTTTTAAAACGTTTTTTCTGGCGAGGTGAAAGTAAAGTATTTGTACTTGATCCGCTAGATATGACTTATATGTATTACGTCTTTAACTTTAACCCTGACGAACGTCTACGGGTTCTTCTCGAAAACTTTGACTTAATGCCACGCCCTTCGGGTGTTGGCGTCAAATATCGCATTGTGACCAAAAAAGCATTTGGTGTTGGTCAGCATCGTAAAAACTTCTTAGGCAGTAACTTCGGAGCATAATTCCTATGACAACTATTTTTAAAACTCCCTTTGCAACACAAGGGGATAAGGCTTCTATACCTGTAGAAATCCAATCAGACGGCTCAGTGTCTTATACACAAGGTTATGGTTACGACTATGAGCGTGACCAAGTCACAGATCCTGCTGCGAAAGATATTGAACGTGAAAAAATGAACGGGATATTTCACGATATCACGGAAGCGATTGGCGAAATTCAGCGATTTGGTTTTCCCAAATGGGATGAAGCCGGTAAGCCGTATGCGATACGCACTATTGTGTATCATAAAAATAAAGTCTGGCAGTCTAAAGTTGAGAATAACAATATTGAGCCAGTTGCCGGTAATGCATGGGCTGAGCTAAAAGCTGATATCACCGCGAATGAAGTGGGTGCTTATAACAAAGCCGAGGCTGATAAACGTTTTCAACCATTAGGTAATTACACACCATCTGGTTACAGTTACTCAAAGGCAGAAACCGACACCAAATATCAGCCAAAGGGTAATTATGCCCCAGCAGGGAACTACGCAAACAAAGGGGATAGTTACACTAAAACGGAAAGTGACGGCAGATATCAAGCGAAAGGGAGTTACCAGCCATCAGGTGATTATGCGACTAACTCAGCGCTCAATAGTGGACTGAATAATAAATTTGATAAAGGTAATGTAGCTCAAAGTACGGGAACGTCAACGGTTCATGTGATGAGCCAGAAAGCTTCTACAGATGCTTTTCAACCTAAGGGAAATTATCAGCCTAAAGGCAATTACGCGTTAGTAGGTGCTTCATATACGAAGACTGAGTCGGATGGTCGATACCAAGCTAAAGGGAGTTATGCAACGGCTGGAAGTAGCTATACAAAAGCAGAAAGTGACGGACGTTATCAAGGTAAGGGAAATTACCAACCAGCGGGCAATTATGCGCTAGTAGGCGCATCGTATACTAAGGCAGAGTCTGACGGTAAATACCAACCCAAAGGCAGTTATCAAGCTTCTGGTTACAGTTATTCAAAATCAGAGTCAGATGGTAAATATCAGCCTAAGGGAAATTATGCAACCGCGGGGAGTAGTTATACAAAAGCGGAAAGTGATGGGCGCTATCAAAAGAAAGGAGTAGGACAGAGTATTCGTCAGGTTTGGAAGGGGACATCATTTGGTGGTGGCGGAACTGTAAACCTGACTGAAGATATAAGAGGTAAAACAGTCTATATAAAAATAAATGGAAGAGGATATATGGGAGTAGGAATAATGCCTGTAAAAGATGAACTTCCTATTGCTATAAATTGGTGGCGTGAATTTCATATAATGGGAACAAGAAATAATGGGAAAACAGCATATTGTGCTGATTCCTCATATGGAATTAACGAGATTTGGGTGCAAGATTAAAAAAGTAGGGAGGTTTTTACCTCCCTACTTTTATATTTTTAATACTTTAATGATATTGTTTTTATATTCTTCATCATAAATGTGATTAATTGATTGAATAATCATATCATGAGGAGGTAATTCTTTTTTATCAACGATTTCTTGTAATTTACAAGATAATTCGTCTATATTACCAAGTTTATATATAGAACCATTATTATCATTAATAATATCAGTTGTACCTGTTTTGCAATCTGAACTAATACAATAGATTCCATGGGAAATAGCTTCTCCTAAGACCATAGGAAAGCCTTCATTTGTTGATGTTAGTAACAATGCTGATACTGAATGAATATGGTTAGAGATATAGTTCCAAGGATTTCTAACCCAACCATGCCAGATAATATTTTTTTCTATATTTAGTTTATTAGACAACTCTTTTAATTGCTGTACATCATCACCATCACCAATAATGTGTAATTTCCATATGCCTTTAACTAGAGATAGAGCATTAAACATTTCATTAAGGTTTTTTCCTTCATTTGCCAATACTCTCCCCATAAATAAGAAATTACACTCAATACCTCTATTTATTACTATATTGCTTCGAGTAAAGGGGTTGAAAATAGTATTTATATTATTTTTATTAACACCATTTTCTATAAGGTAATCTGAATTTCCATTACTAATTGAAAGATGTTTTTCTGCCTTTAACACAAACTTTGCTTTATACGCTGAAAACAATGATAAATGTATCCAAGAATATATTATTGGTTTTACCAGCGTTATTTTTTTAGCTGTATTAGCAATGTAACAACTAATAGCATCGATTGCGATAATAATATCAGGCTTTGTTCGGGCAATTTCTCTAGAAAGCATGAATGAAAAAGAAAAACGCCGTAATGGGGTGTTTCGAACATGACATTCTATTGTTTTATGAATTGTGTTATCCAACCAAACATTATCAACTGTTTTTTTATCCTGTTTAAAAAACAAGAAGTTAACCTTTGCTTTATCGGATATTAAATCATGAAATTTTCTACAAACGGTTTCTGTACCACCAAGGCCACCTAGTTCAAATCCTATTATTAGTATTTTTTTCATTTTTTATCATAGATTTTGTGAATAATCATTATATTCTATCAAATAAAATGATTATATAAATAGCAGGATGAAAAAGGATTAATTATTCAGCATGTTATTATCGCAATAAAAATACCTCCCCAACTTCTCAAACAAATCCCTCGCCACAGCCTCCGTCATATACGTCCTCATTGGTTCCCTACGAACATTCTTCATTTCAAACGTATTCTCATCAAGCTTTGGATCAGAAAAGACAATATCCATAAACAGATAGCCACGAGGGTTATCTGCAGATAAACGAGCTTCTTCTAACTGAGCAATATATTCCGCATTATTGATTTCAAGCTTAATCATGGTATCACCTATTTAACCGTGTTTTTATGCAGGAACCCATGAATCATCGAGCCAAATTTCTTCAATGATTTGGTTTATTTCTTTAGCATCATCATCATTTTTGGTACCGCTTACTATTAGTGATGTTGATGAACTTAAGGCCACTCTGACGTTTAAAGAACCATATTTGCTTCCGACTTTTTGAATGATTCTCTCACGAAGGGCATCGCGTACTTTTTCTGAGGGTTTGTTGCTAGATTCTTTATCAAAGAGAATTTCAATACGAGGCAT